ATCGTGTCGATCAGTCGATTGATAACGTAGACCGTGTGGCTACCTCTGCGGACAACCTAGATCGTGTTCACACTTCTATCGGTAAGTTAGACCGTGTTCATACGTCTATCTCTGCGGTAGATACCGTAGCTGCAGACCTGAATGAGCCTACGTCTGAAATCGAGACAGTGGCTAACTCGATTGCGAACGTCAACAATGTGGGCAACGATATTGCGAGTGTCACTCAGGTATCAACAGACATTGCAGATGTACGTCAGGTGGCTACAGATACCGTAGCTCTCAACAGCGTCTACAACAACATCGGTGCAGTTTCTAACGTCAGCACAAATATGTCGGCAGTGACAAACGTCAACACCAATATGGCGGTAGTGACAAACGTCTCTAACAACATGGCTGATATTCAGGCTGTTGAAGCAGAAGTAGCAAAGGTTGTGGCAGTCGCTAATGATCTCGCAGAAGCTACCTCAGAGATTGATGTAGTTGCAGGATCAATTGCGAATGTCGATCTTGTAGGTGGTTCAATTGCGAACGTCAACGAAGTTGCGGCTAATCTGGCAGACGTAAACAACTTTGCCGACACCTATTCTGTAGGAGCTACAGCACCAGTTTCACCGACAACGGGTGATCTCTGGTTCGACTCTTCTGCATCAACGATGAAGGTGTATGACGGTACTGGTTTTGTGACCGCAGGTTCCTCAGTATCTGGCGTAGCTGAATCTGTCGAGTATGTTGCTACGGCAGGTCAGACTAGCTTCTCTGCTACCTACGATGCAGGTGCAGTAGATGTCTACCTCAACGGTGTACTGCTTGCGGCTACTGACTACACAGCTACAGATGGTTCTAATATTGTCTTAGCTACTGGTGCATCTGCGGGTGACATTGTGTACATCCAAGCGTTCGGTACGTTCGCTCTGGCTGACCACTACACCAAGACTGCATCTGATGCACGGTATCTACCAATTGATGCTGTCACGCTTCCTGACCAAACAAACAACGATGGCAAGTACCTGACGACTGACGGTACAGATGCATCGTGGGCTACGTTGGACACAGACGCTAACACGACAACCAAGGGGCTGTATGAGCATAGCAACGCTATCTCAGCAGATTATTCAATCACCGTAGGAAACAATGCGATGAGTTCAGGAGTCATGACTATTGCCTCTGGAGTCACTGTAACGATTCCTTCTGGTTCAAGTTGGACGATTGTATAAATGAGTAAATTAAGATTATACGGAGATACGTCCGGATACTTGGACGTTAAAGCTCCAGACACAGCAGACAACAGTACGCTTGATTTGAGTACGGTTGCGAAGACTACTGGTGACCAAACTTTTAGCGGTGATGTTAATGTTGCTTGGTCAGACAATAATTTTATTGGGATGCCGTTTAGCGATGGCTCGCAATTTAAAATGGGTATGCAACCGAAGTCATCTCAAAGAGATTTACAAATAGTCTCACAATCAAATGATGGTTTTGGTGTTTCTGGTGTAACGGTACACACAGGCTCAACCTTAACTGAACGTATGCGGATCGACGCATCAGGCCGTGTCACGATGCCATATCAGCCTAGCTTTCTTGTTGGGTTTGGGGCGACTAATACTATTAGTTTGACGGACGGTTCTTTGATTGAGTTTGATAACGATTCATCTGGTATTGCGTTCGACAACGGTAATAATTTTAACACTTCTGGAGGCTATCACCGTTTTACGGCTCCAATCACTGGTACATACTTTTTTAACTTGACCGTCAAGTGTTCAACGGTTGGTAACTTTAGTGGAACCTTAAAGGTCAATGGCAGTAACGCCAATATTGTTGATGCTCCTGTTGGCTTCTCATCTAGTAATGATTCTTGCGTAACAACACTTGTTATGCAGTTAAATGCTAACGATTACGTCCAAGCATTTACTAGAAATGGTAATTATCAGCTTTATAAAGGCCATACGTTTTGGTCAGGATTCTTGGTGGGGTAACAGATGAGCACATTAAACTTAGAAAACATCAAGCATCCTGATTCTGCCAGTAACAACATCTCTGTGGATAGCAGTGGGAATACTTCTGTTAATGGTAAGGTTGGGATTGGGACGGCTAGCCCTGCCACTAAAGCCCATATTGTTGACACTAATAACAGCGCAACCAACTATCTAAACTCAGACGCAACTGTATTAGTTACTAATAACGGCACAGGTGATTCCGTTTTAAAGCTAGAAGGTGATGGGTCGATTATTTATGGCTCAGGTAGTAGCACGTTACGATTTGGGGATAGGCAAAACGAGCGTATGCGGATCGACTCCGCAGGGCGTGTCACGATGCCGTATCAGCCAATGGTTCATGCGGCAAAAAACAACGGTGCGTTTACAGCTAGTGGCGGCATTTGGATTTGCAACAGAAACGATGTGAATGTTGGAGGTCACTACAATAACTCGACAGGCGTTTTTACAGCCCCTGTAACTGGTTTGTACTATGTGAGTTTCTTTGTTCTTGCTCAAGCAAACCATAACTTTGATATAGGGTTTCGTAAAAACGGAAGTCAGTATTCTGAGATGGATATCCGCTGTAACAATGGAGCGGTAAATCACAACTTTACGTTAAGCGCATCCGCCTTAATGAATCTTGCGACAAACGACACAGCAGACATTTACATTAATGCAAACCCCGGAGGAACAATTTACGGAAATGGTTTGAACGGTCTTCAGATTATGTTGGTAGGCTAAGGAGGAAACAATGCCATTAACTTTATCAGGCAACGGCACGATCTCTGACTTGGCCTCTGCGCCAACTGTCGGTGGGACTGCTGTTCAATTTGGAGAGATTACTGCGGCTGATTTGAGCAGTACGCTTGATCTGACTGGCAAGACTGTGACGCTTTCAGGCGAAGCCACTGGGCCAACAGTAAGTTCAGATTTAACTTTATCTGGTAACGGCACTGTTACTGTTACTGGAATACCGCCATGGGCCAAAAGAATAACCGTATTGACGTACAATGCCTCCAATCAGGGAGGGGTCGTTGATCTGCGAGTAGGCACATCCTCTGGGCTTGTGACGTCAGGATATAGTGTGGTTGGTGCTTATGCTGATAACCAAAGCACTGTCCGTATACCTAACACTGTATCAACCTCTTTTTCTTTTACAGACTGGACTAGCGCAGGGAATGGGTATTACAGACGGTATGTTTTAGAGCAAAGCGCAAATCAAATTTGGAATTTATGGGCGCACAATCATATTGCCGGAATTTCTGGATATTGGAGTGTCATGTTGGGCTATGTAAACGCCGCAGGGACAGTGGATCGTGTTGCTTTGTTATGCACCACAGGAAACTTTGATGATGGCTCAATGCGGGTGATGTACGAATGAAAGAAGTTATTTTTGATATACAGACTGGTCAGACAATTGAGCGAGACTACGAGCAAGTTGATTATCACACCTCAGAAGAGAAGTTAACGTCACTGCGAGTAGCAAGAGATATAAAACTTTCCGCAACAGATTGGTGGGCATCATCTGACCTGACGATGACAGAGGCACAGACAGCCTACCGCCAAGCACTGCGTGACATTACTAACACATACACCAGCCTAGACGATGTTGTCTGGCCTAACGAACCAAACTAAACAGGAGGCAATCATGCCATCAATTACAGTAGAACTAACTGAAACTCAACTCAAAGGCTTGGAGTATGCGGCAGTATCTCCACAGGACTGGGCAGACAATGCTCTAACTAATCGTGCGCGTATTGCGAATGACGAGATTGTTCAGACCGCAATGAATTGGTACTTGGACAACGGTGTACAGGTTCCTGCAACCCGTGAAGAGATCGTTGCTGATGCGTTTACTCGCAACATCGTTAAGACTGCGGCAGTGCGTCAGGCGGAAGCGGAAGCGGAAGCTCAGGCGATGTTAGCATCTCAGGAGGCAGGGGTTTAAGACCCTTGCTCTCTCCACTAAAGGAGATACTTCATGTCTAAAGCAAGACAATTAGCAGACCTGTTGGACTCCAACGGGGATGTGGTGGTGGGGGCGTTAGATAACGCTCCTGACCCCGACTTAACCAATTATGCTACTACCACTTACGTTGCTAATGAAGTAGCGAACTTAGTAGGCTCTTCTCCCGCAACATTAGACACATTGAATGAACTTGCGACTGCTTTGGGGAATGACCCCAACTTTGCAACCACAGTGACTAACAATATCGCAACAAAAGCATCAATTTCATATGTAAATGCTGAAATTGCGGCTAACTCAGGCGGTGGAGTTCTAAAAACCATTCAAGTCTTAAACTCTTCAGGAACTTTTACTGTCCCTAGTGGCGTTACTGAAATGTTTGTCGTTGCTATCGGTGGAGGCGGAGGTTCTGGAAAGCGTTCCGCAGGAAGCACAAGTGGTGGCGATAACAGTGTTGGTGGTAACGGAGGATTATCTTCTAACTTTGTTACTGGTTTAACACCCGGTTCTACTATTAGTTACACAGTTGGTAATGGCGGTAACGGAAATAACGGAGGAAGTGGATCCTCTGGAGGCACGACTACGTTTAGTACAGTGTCTGCCGGTGGTGGTGGCGGAGGCCGTGGCGGCTCTAACGTCAACAACTCTGGGCAGGGTAATGGATCCACTGGTTCATCTTCCGGAATCTATACGGGCGATGGTAATGCGTTACGAAACTCAGTCCTACCGAACTTAACATTAGCTTCTTCTGCAACCATCTTCTCTACAAGAGATCAGATTAATGGGGATACTGGTGGCGCGGGGAATGCTAACGGAACGACGTACACATTAGGTAATGGTATTTTAGCCGGAGATGGGGCTACTTGGTCATCCTCCAGTGCATACAGAGGCACTAACGGTGCTATTTTTCTGTTTTACTAAACCGGAGTAACCCATGCAAGAACTAGAGTCCCGACTTAGTAAAGCTGAGTGGACTCTCGAACTGCACGAAAATGAACTCAATGAACTTAAAGACACATCCGATGAGATGCGTCAGTCATTGAGGGCAATCCAAG